TCTGTAAAATTATGAGCAACATAATCTGATGAAACACGAACACTCTCAATTTCGATTGCGGGTATTCCTAACGCATTAAGATATCGTGCAAATTGCCGTAAACGACTGGCTTCACCGGCTCGGCTCCTTGAACTGGTATCAAGCGTATTAATCCATGCATACTGAATGTCAGCTGATAAAATTTTTTCTTGATAATTTTGTTTGACTATAAAATCATCAAGCCTTTTGAATGTATAGTAATAACTTTCAGTAACTTTATCAGCGCTTTCAGCCAATTCTAAATATTGCCTCATTTCATCGGCAAATATGCTGCTGAAAGGTAATGATGACTGTTTCATATGCTCACCCCTTTCAGATACTCCGCAAACAATCCACTTGGAGGAGGTACAGCAAGAGCGCAGGTACGCAAATCTTCAATGGACATCTTAGTGTAAAATCTGGTACTTCCCGGATCTGTATGACCTAATATCACACGAATAGCGTCATAGGGCACTTTCTCAGCAAGAAGCTCGCTGGCAAAAGTGCTTCTTAAAGCATGAGGACCAAGATGCCGCCCGTTGCTTTCAATGCCTGCTTTTTTAAAGCAATTTGTAACGATAGCTGTAATACCGCTTCCGGTCAAGGGCGAATATGGGAGTTTACTTCCCAGAAAGATATACGGCTCCTCGGACTCTGGTCTCGCATTATTGATGTAATCAGCCAAAGCATTTTTAACATCATTAGGAATATTCAACCTGTGATGTACAGATGTTTTGTATTGGGTGAAATCAATAAAACGATTGTCAAAGTCAACGTTATCAAATGTGAGCATCCTAATGTCAGAATTGCGCAATCCCAGTCTTAATGCGAGCAATATGACTGCATAATCGCGTTTACCCTTTGTTGTATCTCTATTAATAGAGTTCAATAATAGTTCTATTTCATCCTTAGAGAATAACGATGGAACTTTCTGAGCCCTCCGGGCAACTGGCAAGACATCTCCAAAATTTGAATGCGCTAACCCGATTTTAACCAGATGAGCGAAAAATAGTCTTGCGGATGTGCGGAAACTCGGCTTGTTATTACTGTGCTTAAAAGCATCTGTAACCGTTTGAAGCGTTATGTCACACCATTGTGTGATGCCGTTTTCAAAAAAGCTTGTCAGCATGAAAGTGCAATCCCTACGATATTTGTATATTGTCGCTTCCTTTAAACTGCGTGGCTTTAATGAATTAATGAATGAATCAAATCCATCCTTAAAACATTCAGGCGGCTCGTATACCTTTAAACTTTTGCGATAATTACTCATGTAATCACTCCTATCTTTAATTTGATAGGATTATTGTATCATAACGGTAATAATTATCCGAGAAGTTTTAATGCAAACCATATATTTTAAGCCATTTTCTGCAAGAAAGGAGGATAATCGTACATATGGGATATAAAAGTTTATCCTACATATCGGATAAATTACGAGCCAATTTTTACGTCACCCACTCCCCAATAACGCCTTATACTTCTCCGTCTCCTCTTCCACAGCAAGCTCCATACTCGCCTTTAAAAATATTTTTTCAGACAGTGATAGCCTTGCAAGCCTGTCCCAATCAAATCCCTTTTGAAGATAGAAATGAATAAGCTGCAGGTCACCGTCCGTCTGTATTAGTTTTTTACGGCTTCAACACCGCCCATATATCCGGCAAGCTTCATACACTCAATCGCAATCTGCGGTATTTCGCCCGGTGCAAATATAATTTCGACAATATCCATAGGTACTGCACAGCCGAATGCGTCCTGTACTTCCTTCGACTTAATGTCAGGTTCTTTAATGCATTCATAGCACATATATTTATCACCCTCGCCTGCCTCCATATCATTTGCGTCACGGCAAAGTGCTCCGTCTGGTTCTTCAATCGTTATAACCGAATCAATGGACTTGATATATAAATCCATTGTCTTTTTAATTTTCTTTGACGCAATCATCTGCTCCTTACGTCGTAAAAGTTCTGCTAATGTTAATTTTGTAGCCTTATTCATTTTAGTGTCCCTTCCTTTTTTTCTTAATAAAAAACAGCTGTATAGCCGTCATTTTTTAGTGTCCCCATCATTATTTTTATACACACGGGTCAGCGATTGTATCAAGATACTTAAATCCGACAAATCCGCCCGAAAATTCATCTTCGGTAATTTTTCCGTTCTCAAATGCCTGAAGTGTAAGTTCATCAAGCCAGCATGACATAAGCTGTACTCTTTCTGTACCGCCGTTATCGGGGTCCTCCAATTTTGATATAAGCGACAATCGCTCGTCAATACCCGCTGAAAGTTTCTCCGCATACGTTTTGCCTCTTGAATAAATCTTTTTTATTTTCGCTGTCCAAGTACCGGACACACCCATCAGTTTACTGTCGTCCCACATTTGCCCCGAAAAGTTTATCGTTTCACGGTTTGTTTTGATTTTTGCTTCAAATGAAGTTATTTCATAACAAATACTGTTGTTCCACCAAAAATAGCCGTGCGTACC